CTTATATACTTATTTAAAAATACTAAACATTGAAAATTTTTATAAATATAATAATGTTGAATTAGAAAATATTTTTTCCAAAACAGCAAAAAAACTACTTGACGAGAAGGAAGCCGTGTTGTATATTTATTCACAGTTTGAAACTGTGACACCATGAGCCAATTTATAGAAAAAATTAATAATAAAATAATTAAAAACAATAAAAATGCAACTTGGTCAGGTAAAACAAATTTGCAATGTGCCAAATACTATGGCAAGCCGCTGCAAAATGCTGCACTAGATATTGCCAATAATAGACTAAAAGCTTTTCTAAAAGCATATAATAGCACTGGCTTGGACAAAGAACAATCTGCTTTCACAGATTTTCTTCCAGAATCCTTCTTGGAAAAATATGCAAACATATATTCACAAGCCTGTGAAGAGATTATAAATAGCTGCTCAAGACCAGCAAATTATGATTTCTTAAAAGAACTTGATGAACTGTTAGATAACATTTCGAAACAAAAACTAAATGTCCTTCAGGAATACGATCTTAAAGCAAATATTAATCAGCAAAAATGCTTCAAACAAAGTTCGCCATATGTAAAATATAATATATTTGGCACAGTTACAGGACGGCTAACAACACAGAAGAACAGTTTTCCTATTCTCACTATGAATAAAGACTGTCGCTTTTTGCTGTCTCCGACAAATGAACTGTTTATGGAATTAGATTATAACGCCTGCGAACTTCGTGTATTGCTTGCTTTAAGCGAACATGAACAGCCTACAACAGATTTACATATTTGGAATCAAGAACATGTTTTTGAAAATAAATATGACCGTAAAGAATGTAAGGTAAAAATCTTTTCATGGTTATATGATAACAAGATTAACGAGCGTGCAAGTAAATATTATGACAAGCAAAAAGTAAAAGACAAATACTGGAAAGATGGCAAAGTTACAAATTTCTATGGTCGTGAGATTGAATGCGATGAAGAGCACGCATTGAATTATATTGTGCAAAGTACTGCGTCTGATATGTTTTTACGTCAGGTGTTAAAAGTTAACAAACTTCTTGAAGGTCGAAAGAGCAAAATCGCTTTTATGATTCACGACTCGCTTATCATCGACCTAGCAAAAGAAGACCGTCAACTACTTGGTGAAATTGAAAAAACTTTCTCAGAAACTGACTTTGGAGCGTTTAAAACGAATATTTCAGCAGGTAAAACGTTTGGTGAAATGAGGATCATAAAATGATTTTTATTGGTCATGGTGGAGCAGGATGCAAACTTGCAAATATGTTTGCGGAAGAGACAAAAAGCAAATCTATGACAATAGATACAAGACTTGCTGACTGTCTATTGCCAAAGTCCAAAACCATTGAAGAAGCAGAAGAAAACACCCCTCAATTTGAAAAGCTTTTGGCTCTCAAAAATGAGGAAATAATATTTATTACTGCTGGTTCTGGAAACACATCTGGTAGTATTTTGCGCGTCTTGGAGCAAATAAAAGATAATAAAATTGATATTATCTATATTCGCCCTGATCTTGATTTATTAAACAAAGAACAAATATTAAAAGAACGAGTAGCATATAAAGTATTGCAGGAATCAACCCGAGCAGGCTTATTTAATCGCATATATCTTATTGATAATAAGAGGGTGGCGAGTTTGATTCCTGATATTTCTCTTGATAACTATTTTGATAAAATTAATGAGGCTATCATTTTTACGTTCAACTTCATTAATTATGTTCTCGATGAAGAATCAACAATCAGAGAGAACTTGACAGAGACAAAGGAGGTGAGTAGAATATGTACGTTTGGTGACTATAGTTTTGAAAACGAGGAAGAGGTTTATTTCTTTCCAATAGAAAACATAACAGAAAAATATATTTTATATTGTCTTAGCAAAAAGACTATTCAAGATAAAAATATCCTCGATAAAATATCAAAACAGATTAAAAATGCTAGTGAAAATAACGTAAATGCAACATATAAGATTGTTTCAAGTACTGACAATGACTATGTTTTTAATCTTTGTTTCACACATTTTGTTCAAGATTGACAACGACCGCAAGGTTTGGTACTATACACAACAACAGCGGGGCGAGACAGACTGCTTGCCCTATAACTAAAGGAGAAAACATACAATGGCTATTGATATTAAGAAGATGCGTGAAAAACTAAATGCCCTACACACTAAAGGTGGCGGTGGCTCAACTAAGTTTTGGAAGGTTCCTGATGGCGAGAGCGTGATTCGCGTTGTGCCTACCAAGGATGGAGATCCCTTTAAGGAGTTCCACTTTCACTATAATGTAGGTGGCGAGAACGGCTTCCTTTGCCCCAAAAAGAACTTTGGTGATGAGTGCAAGGTTTGTGAGTTTGTCTCTACTCTATATAAGGGTACTGAGGAAGATAAGGGTAATGCTCGCAAGCTCGTATCAAAGCAACGCTTTGTGTCGCCCGTGCTAGTACGTGGCGAAGAAGATAAGGGCGTTCAACTATTTTCGTACAGCAAGAAGGTTTATGAGGCACTACTACAGCTAGTACTTAATCCTGATTATGGCGATATTGCAGATGCCAAGGAAGGTATTGATCTTGTTCTAACTTATGGTAAGGCTCCGGGTGCGATGTTCCCAACGACTGCCGTAACTCCACGCCGTCGTAGTTCCCCACTGGTAGCAGACAAGGAGCAAATGGCTGAGATCCTCGATACTGATGTGGACTTTGCCAAGCTATTTGAGCGTAAGACTTCACAGCAAGTATCTGAGGCGCTAGATCGCTATCTATCTGGTGACGACGGCAATGAAGATGGTGGTGAGGATAAAGAGGTCAAATATGCTGGTTCGGCTAGCAAATCATCAGTCGATGAAGCATTTGATGATCTGTTGAAGTAAAAAATCTATTGACAAAACTTTAAGCAAACCCTATACTGGTGAAAACTTGTATAGGGTTTGTTTTTTATAAGGAGAAAAATGGCAAGGGTTGCTAAACAAAAAGAAGAGAAAGGTCGTATTGGTATCTCACAACTACGAGATCTTATTAATAAAAAAGCGGGCGCTAATGTTGCCTTCGATCTAACGCAAGATAATCCATCTGATGTAACAGAATGGATCAGTACTGGTTCACACGTTTTAGATTCTATTATTAGCCGTGGTAAAAAAGCTGGTATTCCTGCTGGTCGTATTACAGAATTGGCTGGCTTGGAAGCATCTGGCAAATCATATCTAGCTGCACAAATTGCAGCGAATGCACAAAAGCAAGGATTTGATGTTGTTTATTTCGATTCAGAATCGTCTCTTGATTCCGACTTTCTTGATAAAGCGGGCTGTGACGTAAGCAACATTATTTATGCTCAGGCAACTTCTATTGAGTTTGTTCTTGAAACTATCGAAGAGTTGCTTGGCTCAAATCAAAATAAGATGTTGTTTATCTTAGATTCATTTGCCTTTACGCCTTGTATGGCAGATCTAAATGGTGACTTTAATCCACAGTCTAGCATGGCAATGAAGCCTCGTATTATGTCAAAAGGCTTGACCAAGCTTATTCAGCCAATTGCCAACTCTGGCTCTGCTTTCTTGGTATTAAATCAGCTAAAACAAAATATCGTGACAGGTCCAACTGCTCATGTTGAAATGATGATTAATCCCTATATTGTTCCCGGTGGTAAAGCCTTAGCTTATGCTTATTCATTGCGTATTTGGTTGACTGGTCGCAAGAGTAAGTCGAGTTATGTCATCTCAGAAAACGGCTTCCGCATTGGTAGTGAAACAAAATGTACCCTAAAGAAGAGCCGTTTTGGCACAGAAGGTCGTGAATGTTCAATCAAACTTCTTTGGGGTGGCGATAAAGTTCATGTCCAAGACGAAGATGCTTGGATGGAAATTCTTAAAAATTCAGAGCAAGTTACGGTTGGTCCTTGGTGGACAATGAAGTATGCAGATGGTTCTATTGCTAAGTTCCGTTCTGCTGATTTTATGCAAGAGTTGGCTGATACTAAATTCCGTAATCGTGTTGTTGAAATTGTAGAAGAAGAACTTATTACAAAATTTGATCAACAAAAAGGAAATGCAGCTAATTATTACAATGTTGATGGCTCACTAGCGGGCATCACAGAAGAAGAGGATTAATATGGCAAAGACAGAAGCTTCGTTATCTAAAAATAGCAAAAAGGGTCGCTCAAAGCCCAAGAAAACTCGTCAGGGCAATAGTTGTAACACCAAGTATGCATTACATAAAGGTTCGAAACTTTATAAAAAGCGTTATCGCGGTCAAGGAAGATAAAGTTAAAAACTATTTATATAGAACTTGACGGTTCGGTAAAAACCCCCTATAATGGATTGCAAGATTTGTTATAGGGGGTTTTCTTTATGGAAGAAAAGTTGGAACATATGCAGGACGAAAGCTATAAAAACATGCAAAATCCCGACTTTTTATGGGAGATTCCGCAAAATGCTACAGAGCAACATCTTGTACAACAAGTGCAAGAAATCAGAGGATCCAGAGAGAATACAACAAGTAATAAGGATCCTGAAAAGCGAACTAAACGTAAGTGAACATGGTGTAGGTTTATCAGCAAATCAGATTGGAATAGACGAAAGTGTTTGTATTATAAATGTGAACAAGCAAATAATTTTTATAAATCCAGAAATAGTTGAAGCATCAGATGAAATTTTTACTTATCACGAAGGATGCTTATCTTTTCCAAATACTTTTGTAAAAACAAACCGCCATAAAAGAGTTGTTGTGAAATCAGACAATAATGAACTTATGGAGTTTGTTTATCGAGATTTTGATGATAAAAATAACTTAGAGCTTGTTTGTGTTCAGCATGAAATAGACCATCTAAATGGCATAACAATGTTTGATAGGAAACAATGAGATATATGATCGTAGATAGTCTCAACCAATTTTTGAGATCTCTTGTCGTAAATCCAACATTATCACCAAATGGACAACCTATTGGTGGTGTTTGTGGATATTTAAAAACATTACAAAAACTTAGTCGCGAAGTAAAACCAGATCGCATTATTATTTGTTGGGACGGTCAAGACGGTTCAGTTCGACGCCGCTCACAAGACAAAAACTATAAAGAAGGTCGTAAACCATTACGTCTAAATTGGGAAAATAATCAAACCGAAGAGGAAACTTTAAAAAACAAACTATGGCAAATGGGTAGACTCATGGAATATATGAATAATATGCCCATTTGTCAGCTTATGTTTGACGCAGTTGAAGCCGATGACATTATTTCGCTAGTTTGCCAAGAACTCCCAGATGATCAAAAAGTTATTATTTCATCAGATAAAGACTTTTATCAGCTTGTAAATGATAAAACGATTATCTATCGCCCGGTACAAAATGAGATTGTAAATCGCAAAAAAATTGTTGATGAGTTTGGCATTCATCCAAACAACTTTGCTATTTCTAGAGCCATTTGCGGCGATAACTCGGACAATCTACAAGGCATTCGTGGCGCTGGTTTAGCTACTCTTGCAAAACGTATTCCTTTCTTAAAAGAAGAAAAGTCAGCAACGTTCGATGATATTTTTCAATATTGTAATGAACAGAAAGGAAATATCAAACTTTATGACAGCATTTTAGAATCAAAAGATGTTGTAACAAAAAACTATAAAATAATGCAGTTGTATGCACCATCCGTACAGCCTAGCGTTAAATACACAGTAAGGGATAGTATCAACGAATATCCACTTGAGCTAAAAAAGAGTGAGATCAGAAAAATGTTGATGACAGATGGGATAGGAGAACTTGATTGGACAGACTTGTTCGTGTCCTTAAATAGAATAGTAATGACTTAGGCTACTTATCACAAAGCACTTGAGTTGCCGCGAAAGATCATGTATAGTGCTCACCATCATGGAGATTACAAAATGTCTGCTCAACAAAATGAAAAGGTAGATTTTTCAAAATTTGGTAAGAACTTTCAAGAAAAACTAGTACATCTTATGTTCCGCGATCGCTTATTTTGCGATCAAATGCGTGAAGTTATCGATCTAAATTTCTTAGAGACTTCACATTTACAAGTATTTACACAAAAAATCTTTGAGTATAAAGATAAATTCCAAACACATCCATCTGAAGCAACGATGGGCACCATTGTACGTTCTTCTTTGGATAGTGAAAACGAAGCAACTCAAAAGCTTGTTCGTGAGTATTTTGCACGTATTATAGCCGAGAAAGAAATCGAGGATGCTGAGTTTGTAAAAACAACGGCGCTTGACTTTTGCAAGAAGCAAAAACTTAAAGAAGCCATCATCAAATCAGCCAAACTTCTACAAAAGTCTGCATCTTATGATGAAATCAAAAACGTTGTAGATTCAGCATTACGTCTTGGTAGCGACAATAACTTTGGTTATGACTATCAGATTGATTTTGAGAAACGCTTTGAATATCATTCTCGTAAAGCTATTTCAACTGGTTGGAAAGAGATCGATGATATTACCCAAGGAGGCTTAGGTCGTGGCGAAATGGGCGTTATCATCGCGGGTACTGGCGGTGGTAAATCATTCAGTCTTGTTCATGTTGGTGCTAATGCTATTCTAGAAGGAAAAACGGTCGTTCACTATACCTTAGAACTTTCTGACGTAAGTGTTGGTAAACGCTATGACAGTTGTATTACTGGCATTGAACTAAATTCACTTAATGCAAGTAAAGAAAAAGTTTTCAACACTATTAAAGATGTGGTGAAAGGTAAACTTATCATCAAGGAGTATCCTACTCGCACTGCAAGCGTTCTTACCTTGCGTAACCATCTAACTAAGCTAAAAAATGCTGGTAATAATATTGATGTTATTATTGTAGATTATGGCGATCTTTTGGTAACAAAAAATGGTTCGGGTCAGAAATGGATTGATATGGAGACTATTTATGAAGAGTTACGCGGTCTAGCACAGGAGTTTCAGTGCCCCATCTGGACAGCTTCTCAAGTTAACCGTAGTGCTTCCGAGTCGGAAGTCATTACAATGGACGGTATCGCTTCGGCGTTCAGTAAGTGCTTCGTGGCAGACTTTATTTGTTCAATGGCTCGTAACTCTAGTGCCCGTGGCGGTAATTCTGCTCGTATGTATATCGCCAAGAATCGTAATGGACCAGACGGCGGTATTTTCCCGATGTATATCGATCTATCCCGTGCTAAACTTGAGGTACTACCAAAAGCAACAGAAACAATTGATTCAGTACGTGAGGAATCATCCAAGCGTCAGGCTGAATCTTTGAAAGAAAAGTATAAAAAATTTAAAAAGTCTATGGATATGGACGATGAAGACGAGGAATAAAAATGGATTTATCACAAAAAATATTAAGCGACATTACTCACCACATGAAATATGCTCGTTATATTAAGAATGAGCTACGTCGTGAAAGTTATGAAGATACTGTTCGTAGAAATATGAACATGCACATCGCAAAGTTTCCTGAGCTAGAACATGAAATACGCGATGCATATAACTATGTTTTTGATCGCAAGGTTTTGCCTTCAATGCGATCAATGCAATTTGGTGGGCGTCCTATTGAGGTAAATCCAGTTCGTATTTTCAACTGCGCTTTCGTTGCTTTGGATGATGTTCGTGCGTTTAACGAAGTCATGTTCCTTCTATTGGGCGGAACAGGGGTAGGTTATTCTGTACAAAAACATCATGTTGAAAAGCTACCTGAGATTCGTAAACCAAATCCAAAGCGTACTCGTCGCTTTTTAATTGGTGATAGTATCGAAGGGTGGGCAGATTCAATAAAGGCTTTAATGCGTTCCTATTTTGATGGTGGTTCTAAAGTTATATTTGATTTCCGTGATATTCGCCCAAAAGGCGCTCGCCTTGTTACTGCTGGTGGTAAAGCTCCCGGTCCACAGCCGTTAAAAGAGTGTCTAATTAAACTGGAAGGTATTTTGGAGAGCAAAGAAGATGGAGATAAGCTTGAACCGATTGAAGTACATGATATCGTCTGCCATATTGCAGATGCCGTATTGGCTGGTGGAATTAGACGTAGTGCTCTTATTTGTCTCTTTAGTGCAGATGATGATGAAATGATTGCTTGTAAGTCAGGAGCGTGGTGGGAAACAAATCCTCAACGTGGTCGTGCAAATAATTCTGCTGTTATTTTGCGCCACAGAATAACAAAAGAATATTTCATGGATTTATGGGCACGTATTAAAGCTTCTGGTGCTGGCGAACCCGGTATTTTCTTTACAAATGATAAAGAGTGGGGTACAAATCCATGTGCAGAGATTGCTTTGCGTAGCAATCAGTTTTGTAATCTTTGCGAGGTTAATGTAAGTGACCTAGAATCTCAGGAGGACTATGAAGATCGAGTCAAAGCAGCGGCATTTGTTGGTACGCTTCAAGCATCGTATACTGATTTTCACTATCTACGTGATGTATGGCGTAGAACAACTGAAAAAGAGGCTCTTCTTGGGATCGGTATGACAGGAATTGCATCTAACAAGGTGCAAAAACTTGATATGAAGAAGGCTGCGAAAGTTGCCGTAGAAGAAAACAAGCGAGTCGCTGCTTTATTAGGCATTAATCCCGCTGCTAGAGTAACTACTGTTAAGCCTAGCGGAACAACTAGCTTAATTCTTGGTACTTCTAGTGGGGTACATGCTTGGCATAATGATTATTATATTCGTCGTATTCGTGTAGGTAAAAATGAAGCAATATATAAGTATCTAGCTGAGAACCATCCAGAACTTATTGAAGATGAGTTCTTTCGTCCACACGATACAGCAGTTATTTCTGTACCACAAAAAGCACCAGAAGGTGCTACTATGCGTACAGAAAGCGCCATAGAAATGCTTGAGCGTGTAAAAGATATACATAAGCGCTGGGTAAAACCGGGGCATATTAAAGGTCAAAATACACACAATGTTTCTGCAACAGTATCAATAAAAGATGAAGAGTGGGAACAAGTCGGTGAATGGATGTGGGAAAACCGCGATTCTTATACAGGACTAAGTGTGCTGCCATACGACAATGGTTCTTATAAACAAGCTCCTTTTGAGAATTGCGACAAAGAAACATTTGATAAGTTGTTTGAGTCATTGAAGAAAGTTGAACTTACGCATGTTCTTGAGATGGACGACAATACAGATCTACAAAATGAGCTAGCTTGCACTGGACCAAACGGATGCGAAATCAAGTAACTATTTATAAGCATGAAACAAACATTAAATG